CTCCCAGACCGTCTTATATTTATTTCGAATATGTTCAGGAATATCCACAATATGTTGAATACTTCCATTGTTCGCAATAATATTCGATTTGATCCGTTCATTCCAAATTTTGAGTTTAATCAAATCATACATTAAATACTTGTTCGCCAATATGAAATCACCCGCCAATGTACGTCTGCTATAAATATTACTAGTAATTGGCTCAATACATTCATTAAACCCTAATATTTGCGAGGTGGTGGCAGTAGGCATAATCGCGGTTAACAATGAATTACGAAGCCCAAACTCTTTAATCTTTGCTTTCATTTCACTCCAGTCATACCTATCCGATGGGGTCACATTCCATAAATCGAATTGCAGTTGTCCTTTACTTGAGGGTGATCCTTCAAAGGTGCTGTATGGGCCATCGATTTTGGCCAATTCATAGGATTGTTCCAATGCAGCGTGATAAATGGTCTCGAATATTTTCACATTCATTTCGCTCGATTTCTCGGATGCAAACGGTAAATCCATAATCATAAAGACATCGGCCAAGCCTTGAACGCCGATACCAATAGGACGATGTCTTAAATTGCTGAGTCTGGTCTTTTCCGTAGGATAAAAGTTAATGTCGATAATACGGTTCAAATTATAAGTGACTGTTTTGGCCACTTTATGCAATTCCTCATAATTAAACACTTTCTCCTTTGTTTCAGGGTCAGATGTGATAAAGGATGGGAGTGCAATACTCGCCAAATTACATACCGCCGATTCCTTGTCGTCACTGTACTCGATAATTTCTACACACAAATTACTGGATTTAATGGTTCCCAAATTTTGCTGGTTCGACTTTTGATTACATGCATCCTTATATAATAAATAAGGGGTACCCGTTTCCATTTGTGAATCCAATATTTGAAACCACAAATCACGTGCATTGATTGTTTTGTTCCCTCTTCCCTCCTTCTCGTATTGTTCATATAAGGTTACAAAATTGTCACCATACACATCGGCTAATCCGGGACACATATGGGGACACATTAATGTCCATTTTTCATTGTTTTTCACTCGTTTCATAAACAAATCGCACATCCAAATCGCATAAAACAAATCACGTGCTTTCAAATCTTCATCGCCGTGGTTCTTTCTCATTTGGAGGAATCCTTCAATATCCGCATGCCAAGGCTCAATATAAATAGCGAAGGAGCCATTACGCTTGCCACCGCCCTGATCAACATAGCGTGCTGTATTATTAAACACTTTTAACATAGGTATAATACCGTTGGATTTACCGTTTGTTCCTCGAATAGGAGTACCAGATGCGCGAATATTATGCAAATGAATACCAATACCACCTGCCCATTTCGAAATCAAGGCACAATCCTTGATGGTGTTAAAGATGCCTTCAATGCTGTCATCTTCCATTTGCAATAAATAACAGGATGATAATTGAGGGCGAGGGGTGCCTGCATTATATAGAGTAGGAGTAGCATGAATCAAATACTTTTTAGACATTAAATGATATGTTTCTTTCACCCTTTCCATATTTTCCCCGTGAATTCCTAGTGCCACGCGTAGCCACAAATGCTGGGGTCGTTCCACTGTTTTCCCATTTACTTTCATTAAATAGGCACGTTCCAATGTTTTAAACCCAAAATAGTCAATGAGATAATCGCGGTTAAAATCGCAAATGGCATCTAATTCTTCGGCTCTCGACTGAGACAATTCAAACAATTCCGTGGATACAATGGGTTTATGGGTTCCATCGACATCATAGGATTCGTATAATTGTTTCATCACTTTGCTGAAGGTCGGGTCGGTGTTTTTATGATGGTTTGAAATAATAATACAACCGGCCAATAAATTGTAATCGGGATGAATGGATGCCATGGTCGCGCACTGCTCCGATGTGAGTTCATCGATTTTAGCAGTAGAGATGTTATCATATAATTGGTCAATTACTTTAATGGCTAATGCGGTATAGTTGATTTTAAAAGAGAGATCAGCATCTAACCACGCGGGTTGAATTAAATTATTACCCGCAAGACGGATACGTGCTAATATTTTATCGAAGGAAACTAATTCTACGTTTCCATTTCGTTTAATCACGTGCATTTCATCTTCGGACGACATGTTCTGGTTACTTATGTATACGCGATACCGTTTATATTTCTTTTATATAAATGTTTTACCACACGAAATAAAAGTCATCGGCATATGCATAATGTATGATTGTCTATTTAACTGTCATTGTCTACCGTTCGCTTTTGTTGTTTCCTGCAAATTGTTTCCTTCACACACTTCTCACGTCCATCGAGAATGTATTGATTGAGTTCACTCACTTGTAATGGATCATTGGAATAATATTCACGTAATCTAGATAATAGTACAGTCTGGGTAAGCGGTTTAGTCACATTCTTTTTGGAATAAATAATATCTCCATTTGTTTTGGTCGTGAAACAATCAATCCCATGATTCGACATGGCTTCCATGAGAGATTTAGATATAGTTTGTTTCTTCTTTTTTCGAATCGTTAATTCTTTTTGTAGAGTTTTGATTTCATTATCGATAAATACCCATTCTTGGATGCATTTTACCAATTGTTCTTTTGTTTCCATTCTAAATATTAATATATTAAATATTTATTTTTTATGTCTATTCATTATATTATTTAGTCACTTACCATGATTTTTACAAATGCCAGACAACTTGTTAATAATGGAAAACCGATGCAACCTGTCATATTTAATCCGAGACAGACCGCGAATACCGTAGTCATTAACCGCGCCCCTGTAAATAATCAGCCAATCGTATCTAAAATCCCATATGAGAATCCAATTACTCTTAAAGAACCATCCAAAATGAGATGGGGACAACCGACTTGGTTTTTATTTCACATGTTGGCCGAAAAAGTAAAAGAAGACCGATTCCTAGAAATACGTAACGATCTGTTTCATATTATTTGCGAAATTTGCAAAAATCTACCTTGCCCCAATTGCGCGGAACATGCAACCGATTACTTATCCAAAATAAATATTCGAGCCATTGACACCAAAACCCAGTTTAAAGATTTATTTTTCACATTCCATAATTTCGTGAATCAACGCAAAAATTATTATTTATTCAATCGATTAGAACTCGATACGAAATATGCCACCGCCAAGTGGGCACCCATCATACAATATTTCTTGTATTATTTTACAGACAGTCATAAAAATGTCCGACTCATTTCAGAAGATATGTATAGACAAAAACTCGCCAAACAACTTCAAACGTGGCTCGTCCAACACCAAGAATTCTTTCACATCTAGAAATCCCATTTTGACTGTATTATTTTATACTATTATGAAAAAGTATAAAAAAAATGATATTGACTTAAAAACAAATGAACTTTATTATCTATATACAAAATATAAAATGATATGCCATCCCCTTATATTTGTCATCACTGTAATATAATATGTAAATCAAACTATGATTTAGAACGACATAAACAAACAAACAAACATAAATCGGCCGAATTCAATAATAAATATACATGTGCATGTGGTAAATCCTATAAACAACGGTTTTCGCTTTGTCGACATAAAAAGACCTGTAGTATGACGACCCAATCCGAAATGGTAATGTACTCCTCCGATACCAATAAAACAAATATCATTCAACAATATCCACAGTTAACTCCTGAATTTATCATTGAATTAGTCCATCAAAACCAAGAGTTAAAAACATTATTATTGGAAGAACGGGAAAGTCGAAAAGAAGATCAAGAAGAAATCAAGAGTATGTTTGAGAAAATCCACAAACGCCCTACGACTGTCATCAGTGGGAATACATTTAATCTAAATTTTTTTCTTAATGAACAATGCAAAGATGCAATACCCATAATGGAATTCATCGATTCTTTGCAAGTCAATACGAACAATGTTGAATACACCGGTAGAAGAGGATATGTGGAAGGGATTACAAAGATTTTTATGGATGGATTAAGACAGTTAGATATTTATAAACGTCCGATTCACTGTACAGATTTAAAACGAGAAACATTATATATCAAAGATACATTGAAATGGGAAAAAGATAATCCCGAAAAATCCCTTTTCCATAAAGCATTGCGAGGCGTAGTTGTGAAAAACATGAAACAAATCCGAAGATGGCAAGAAGAAAACCCCAATTGCATTATACCCGATTCAAAAGAATATGTGTTGCATTTAGATATTATGAGACAATCCATTGGTGGAGGAATGATGATTGAAGAAAAAAATAACAGTCGTATTCTCAAAAATATTGCCAAAGAAGTCTTTCTAGACAGAAAACTAACGTCTTCGCTTCTTTAATCAAATAGCGAATAAATCATATTAAACATTTCCATTGATTTCCAGTTATGCTAAGTCCCACTACATTTGTATCGTGTTTTGTAAAAGTATATGATCAGGAGCCCTATGGTCATAAAACGTTTGAATGGAGAATAGAACAGTTCGAGAAAGTATTGAAAACAGGGGTATCCATTTATTTATTCGTGGATTCCATTACATTACCTCTTGTCCTACCCTTATTAGAAAAATATCCCAAACAATTATATATCGATAACATTACACAGGTATCCGATGAAAGCATTGACAGAATGAAAGCCATCGATGAGTACACGTACGCATTGCCTATCCATAGAAACACCAGCAAAGACACATTTGGGTACTTTAAATGTATGCACGGGAAAATCGATTGTGTCATGAAAGCCATCTCCGTGAACCCATTTGAATCCACGCATTTTGCATGGATGGATGTAAGTATGGCCTATTTATTTTCTAACGAAACTACCGTATACAAGTTAACTGAATTGGCGAATCAAAAGAGATCTCCCGGCATTTACATACCCGGATGTTGGAATCGGTATGATTCGACGAAACCGGATACGGTGACCAATTCTATCCATTGGCGCTTTTGTGGAACCTTTTGGGTAGGCGATGAGGAATCGATTCGGATATTTTATAGTGAATATGTGAAACAATGGAACAAGTTCCATGAAATCACAAATCATACATTCACCTGGGAAGTCAACTATTGGGCATGGTTAGAAACCGAATCTCCCACAATACCATTTATATGGTATGCGAGCGATCATAATGATCGTTTGTTAACCGATTTTCCAAATTTATATTAAAAAAATATTCTCAAAAAAACACATATGATTATACATATTGAATATAATCATATATAACTAAGGAATTAGAAACTCGTAATGGTTCCTTTTCAAATACACAGTGAAATCGGAAAAGGGAAATTCGGAACTGTCTATTTGGGTACCTATATGTGTACCCAAGAAAAAGTCGCCATTAAATGCGAACATTTGGAAAACGAAATCAAAATATTAAAACACGAAACCTCTATTTTACATTATTTATACAAGGAAGGGTGTAGAAGCATTCCCTTCGTATATTGGTTCGGAACATATAAGCAACACATTAGTCTTGTCATGCCGTATTATGACTGTTCCATTGATCAATACATTAAACAAATGATTCCCACTTCCAAAGAACCAATTGTATTGATGTATACGATTATCCAAAAATGCATCGCCTTATTTGAATTGATCCATTCTTTCGGAATCGTACATCGCGATGTGAAACCCGACAACATCATGATCAAAAAGAACCAATTCTTTTTAATCGATTTTGGAATGTCGACATTCTATAAAGACGGTTCTCTACACATTCCACAGATTGAAAAACAACACATTATTGGCTCACCCCTCTATATCAGTTATTTTGTATATACCGGTTGCGAGCCGGTAAGGCGAGACGATATGATTTCACTTGGATATATGATGATGCAATGGTTACAGAACATATTGCCATGGGATGTTTCCCGAAATACAGATATAGATCCCTGTCAACCGTCTGTCTACACTCGAACCCATATTCTACATCCATACAATATATATGTATCTAGAAAGAAAGAATGGAATTATCTATCTACTTATTTGATTGCAGATGACCCGTTATTCACTTATTTACGATATTGTTATCGCATTCCCTTCCATGGAATCCCCGATTACACGGATTTAAAAGAATTGTTTGAAAATAGTTAAATTCTATAGTGTGTACACAGTCAATTTTTAAACGTTAAAATCCATACATTAATCCCGCATTTCCTGCAATAAAGGTCAATATATTGTATCGTTCTTCAAACACTGTCAAATTATAATTGTATTCAAACAATCTCCAGTTTTGTTTGGTCACACCAATATATTCACCTGTATCATTACAAACGACTTGGAAATTAGAAAACTCGGGATCATATTGAGGTAAATAGGTGGTCAATTCAAACTCGATTTTATTGAATTTGGACAAATTAATCGCACCTGATGGTTGGTAGATTAACGGATTGGTTTGCAAGCAAAAATTATAGCAATATAATCCATCCTTGCCGTTTGAATTTGTTTTGGTATATTTCTCAACGTAATCGAAAATCCCTCTTGTCAACATATTCTCGCGATATTCCCCGTTAAACACGATTGCCATTGTTTCCAAAATGTGCCGTTGATTTTCAACCGAATATGCTCCCGATGTGAAAAGCCCCGAATTTTTATTACCGACTTGAAGCGGATTAAAATAAGGACCAAACTCAATATAAGACCCGGAAGGGTCCATTGATAAATCGGATAACAGAATCAATTCTTGATTTGCATTTAGGACGGGTTTATTAAACATATCCACTTTGTAAAAGAGCCTGGTGTTTGAGGCAGGTTTCACGTTGGAAGGAAGTGTTTTATAGGGCCAATTCGTGTAGTTGCTCCATTCGTTTCTCAAATTCACATCATTTCTTCGTAAAAACCACATCCAATTTGATACCATTCCACCGGCATTTACTAATTGCACTTTTTTCGCACCCGCCACATTGTAAAACTTGTATTCGTGGATTTGTTTCATCAAATACAATTGGGACTCTAATGCAAAAACTTGCGCTTCTTCTTTCGACAAGAAACAATACGTTGACATTAAATGCACATCGGAACGCCATGAAGTGATGAAATTATCATAAGACGATGTGGATAAAATGGGACTCGGCGGTGTTTGTAAGAACCGCCAAAATTGCAATTCATCGCGGTTAAAGTCCGGACTAATATATGGATTGTTGTTTTCCGCATCAAACACATCACGAATTTGAAACAATTCGCGGACAGGACGGAATGTCACTGAAATACTCATTTCATTTTTCTGTAAACACACGAGGGGAAACGCGCATTTGTTGTTTAACGAGTACCACGTATTAATGGGAATATATAAATTACGACCGCGAATCGATGGTTCGGCGACTGTGGTGGTGTTTCCAGTATAATAAGCGGAAGGATATGCGTTAACACGACTGTATGCATTTGCAGGGTCATTGATTTCGCTCACATTTCCAATCATTTCGTCAAACAATTCCTTCTTTTCCTTGCTGAAATCGCGGTTCACCATTGCCAATAAATATTCCCCGCTGAATTGTTGAATAGGTTGCGAACCGATGGAAATGACGATTTCCTGTATCATGTTGGCACCTAAATCTTCGATCCATCGAAAATCATACGCGCTCCAACGATTGTTGGTTTCTTTGCATGGATGATAAATAGGACTCCAAATATCAGGGAGGGATACCACAATAAATGTGTCTAGTAATAGTTCGGCATATCTTGGTATTTTAAAGGTCATTGTGGAAGGTTCGTTTAATCGAAGTTCTCTTAATCCTTCATAATCAATCCTGAATTTTTGCATTCCGAAATTCGTGTATTTCAAATATTTGGTTTTAAAATTAGTCATACTTGGATTTCCATTTAAAATAACATTATTATTTCCAGTTGCTACAATATTAAATAATCCGCCCGCCATATAGTATATGGTTATTTATATATTTTTCTTATACAGTTTTTATTATTTAATTTATAAAATAATAAAACACGATTGAGTATGTTATTAAACCTTGTTATAAAACCTTGTTATAAAACTTGTTTATAAAACTTGTTTAAAACTTGTTCCCAACTAAACTGTTGGCGGGTAATGGTCCTGCCATATCCATCATATTGCTTTGTCCCATCATATTGTCATACCCAGTATTTGCATAAGCCTTGGAAGAAACGGAGGGGGCTGGTGGGAACACATCACCTTGAGTATGTGGATTATTCACATAATCGGCTTGGCTCGATACATGTCCAGATAATGGTTGAGAAACACGTACGCCGGGTTTTGTTTTCACGTTTTCAGAGGTGGTTCCATCCCATAAGTCGCCTAAACGTTCAGTCAATATATTCACTTTAATCCCCATTTTTGTTTGAATGCTCAATACGATGATTAAAAATCCTAAAATCACATTTGTTAGGATCAATGAATCATACTTGAATCCACTGTAGGTCGGTACAAACGAAATCATTCGATGAATCAAAATAATACCTCCAAACATGAATATGATTTGCATCAAAATTTCAAGCAACAATTCAAGAGTACTCTTGTCCGAATTGGCTTCGGGAATAAAACGCTGAATGACTTTGTTTAATATTACGATGGGAACAATCGCCATAATTGCGTATTGCAATACATTCAGTATTTCGGCTTTAGATTCTTCTGATGTATTAAATACATGATTTAAAAAAGTGTGGCTATTTGATTCTCTTGTATCAGATATATCCATTTATATTCTATTCACATATATTTCTAAAATTATTGTTGCATAATAAATGACTTTATTAAATGTACTTTATTTTCTGGAGGAATAGAATCATTTATAATATTTTTAACTGTAGCAATAACTTCAACGGCCATCTTTTTTACCTTGGTCGTTTTTGTTTTGGATTTGTTAGACCGACTATTCTTATTTTTCCCTTTATTCTTACTGCTTGAGGTTTTATTCCCTTTCCTCCTTTTGTTTCTGGCCCCTTCATGTAAAGGTATATAGGTGGAAGACACCAAACTATTTATGACTAAAGATACAAACAATAATAGTATGGAAAGGTATGCTTTATGCATTTTGTATGTCTATATACAAAATACATATAAATAATTCATTATTGCGCACTTAATTATAATGCCTGAAAAATATATAAACACTTATATTGTAAAATAAATATATTAAATGTCTTCTATTACTGCAGATGAACATGCTAAAATACAAGAATTGGTTACTAATCAGACCGATTATGTAGACAATACCAATGATATTCGCGAGAGAAAAGCAAGTGAACATTTATTGGTAGAAATCCGTAATTTCGAAGCATTCGAGAAAAAGAATTTGCAATTGAAAAAGGATAATTTTGTAGAATATGTTGACAAGTGCAAAGAAATATGCCCTTATTTAAACGTGCATTTTAACGGCATCTTCAATTATTTGTTGAAAGAAAACGTGAATTACGATATTATGGCGCAGTTCTTATATGTGTTGAAAATGATCGAAGACGGTAAAATGACCCAACAAGATGGATCCGGCGCAATTGGGAAAATTTTGGGCCAAATTTATTTAGACCCCGCTGTCCAAACCAAATCTGCAATCTCCTCCCCATCCAATGAGGAATCGGGATCGGAATCAGTAACGGCTCAACCCGCTTTAGAAATTGGATGGAAATCATACAAAAAAAATAAAAAAATATAATTTTTTTGTGTTTTTGTGAACAATATATATATGTAAAATATACATTTTGGCTCGACGATTTTTGCGCGCATGTGATTCTATTACCATAGTCCGATTCATGAATGACTACGCATCTTCATTTCCTTAGACCCCCTCATTTTGGACATGCTTTTTTTGGACAAAGAATGTCCAAA